CTCCTTTTTTAGTTTGTGTTATTTTAATAATAAACTATCTCTTTGTAGGTTGCAATAACTATTTCTACTAACCTCTATCTTTTTTTATTAATCTGTGGTAGGGTGTATTAGTTTGTATCATAATGGAGATTGAAGATTATGGAGAAGACGTTTAGAATATGGAACAAAGCAAGTGGTAAATGGTTTGATTCACACCTATTTTCTATCCAAGCTTTTTTTGGGACCGTGCAAGCTGACGGGGTTACCGGGACGATTGGTGGTTGTGTGATTGAACAATGGACTGGGTTACAGTATGAAAGCGGAGCCAAGATTTATGAGGGGGATGTTGTGGAAGTTCGTCTTGCGAGTGGCCAAAAGGTTGTGGCTGAAATTAAAATGACAGACGGCTGCTTTGAAGTTCAAGCCAATAATGCCTATTTCCTGATAGTTAATCATTATTCAAACAGAGACTACTTGAAATGTTATGCGGTTAATCATGCGGTCAAAAAGATTGGTACAATTCACGAAACCCCAGAACTATTGAGAGGTTAACAAATGAACAATAAAGCGCTAACAGTTCCGCAACTGGCAGAGGCCCTATCTGTATCTGTAAGCACTGTATATAATTGGACAGGGGCAAAGCCCCGCCTTATTCCTTGTATGCCCCTTAGCAAGGTTCCTGGGTCGTCTGTACGCTTTGATTTGGATAAGGTGTTGGCCTGGTTAGAGGGCGAATCGGCTCCGGAGACTGCCCCGGCAGAAGCGCCTGAGCCTGAAACCTTAAAAGCTACTGATTGGCTTGATGGGGTGAAGAAATGAAGGTAGGTAAAAGGGAGGTTGAGGATGATAAAATATGAAACCGGGGAAGGGGGATTAAAGATAATTAAGGCCATTTTTTGTGACAGGTGTGGCGGGGAAATACGCCCATCTAATACGAATGGCGATTTTGTCAATTATCAAGTTACCCCTCCCTTAAATCCCTGGATTGAATATCAAGAAGTTGTGAGTGTATACGTCTCTGGCGGATATGGCTCTGTTTTTGGGGACGGGGCCGCACTTTCCTGTCATTTTTGTGAGTCTTGCGCAAAGGATATGTTTGGTAAATTTTTAGCGGAGACAGAATAACACAAACTAACAACCCCAAACACAGGTTGTCACAAAATGATACAAATCAATAAACTGGAAAACGTGAATTATGCTTAGTTATGCAAAGGTGTTATGCTTTGTGTGACATATTACTTTTGAGTTATGGGCGGAGAAAAACCTACCGATCGGTATATAAAACTTTTTCGCCTAACTGCCTGTAATTACGGGATATGATCTAAAAAACCTACCGATCGGTATACGAAAGTTCTTGACAAGCCGATTTTGGGGAAGTACCCTAGTTTATCTCCCAAACAACTTATCTAAACTGTACTTAAACCACGGATAGTAAAGCGCCACACAAGCGCTTTGCGGTCAAACATAACAACAAGCCCAACTTCAGAAGTTCCACTACGTGTTCATAAATATTAAGGAGAGAACCATTACATTCTGTATAGTCATATATGGGCACCCAATTAGAGGACAACCATGAGCCGAACATGGAAAGACCATAAAGACTACTGGAAGACTCAACCAGATTGTAACCATTTTACGCGGCATAATATTCCCTCTACTTATAAAGCGATGAATTGGAAAAAACGGCGTGCAATAGAATCTCAGGCCGTAAGGAAAAATCAAGAAGTTCCTTTATTTAAAAAAGAGAATACATATTACTGGTAGGAGAATAATTATGCGCGACCATCCCATTAAGGCAATCAGCGTTGAAGATAGGCCGACAATGAACTTCTTCCATATTAAAATCTGGGCTAGGGTAATTCGCCAGGCCCAGAAAGATATGGAAGAAGATATAAATTATAAAAAGCTTGAGAATCTTAAGGCGCTTCAATTATTAGGTGATATAAAAAATAGTCTCATCGGGAAGGTTCAAAGGCTTTCAGCGGCTAAGACCCACGCATTGTCAAAATTAAGGAGATTGCACCGAAACAAATTAAGCGCTGAATTTTTTTTAAAATCTAATGACCTTGAATTGGTATGTAATTTCTTGCCTGGATTACACGCTGATACCATAAGGCGCGGCTTAGGAATTACAAAAAATATCCCTTGGAACACTGAAACAATTAGGCAGGAGTTAAATAATGACCACCATGATTAGCCCCGTCACTAAAGGCCACAATCAGCTCGAAAGCGGCTTAGTTGGTTATGAGGAGCTTTTAAGTTTTTTGAATACCCACCATGATTGACGTATTCCCTTCCCATCCCAGACATTTTGACCAAATCCTATAAACTCCCAACTTTGACTTGCCATATCATTGAGCCACCATGTCATCTCTCGGTAGTCCATAAGTGGTCCGGTGCCGGTTCTATGCTCTGGGGGTGGAAGTGATGGAGCTGTCACTAAGTATTCGTATTCCATATTAATTTTCTCCTTATTGATTGAGATTAACATTTAAAAACACCTAATCTTCCATGATCTCCCAGTTCCCAATCAAGCTACCGTTAAAGTCAACAATATCCCCTTCATCACTATCACGCCTGCTTACATTAGAGCATACCTGTAAAAGACACACAATGGCCGCCGACTTCGGATCTTTATCAAACATCTCATTATCCATGCTGAAGGTTAGGGTGAATTCCATGTTAACAGACCTCCGGGTCTGATATGAAGATTAGTATAGCTCGAAAGGCCTGTCTCAAAGACAGTCTGCTTGAGACTTCCTCAAGGTAATCTTCGTATTTATCATAGGTACCACTTTCGCTCGCCAACTCCCAGAACCATAGATAGTATGTCATTTTATTATTCTCCTATGCCCGGATATGGCTCCGAGCGGGCCATGAGGGTTAATAATTTTCGTTAAGTTCGTCAACCATTTCATCAAAGTGGTCGGCTGCTATCTCTTCAGCCTGGTCGGCAGATGGTATTTACTCCTTAATTTGGGGTTAACTTAAACTAATCCTAAAATCACAAACCACGAGTCCTCCCCGTGTTCACATCGCCCGTCAATCTCAACAATGCAGCCGCAAGGGGTTTCGCTCATACCCATTAAATCCCACTCTTCCAAGGTTTGAATATCTGGTTCCGGGGTTCTATCTGACATGGCCTTGTCTTGTGTGTATTGCATAGTATTCTCCTTCACTTTGTTTCCCCTTGTAAGCCAGTTTTCAGACTTGGCCAGGTCTTTGGTTTGATTAAATTAAGCTACTTTCCGAGACTCTTCGCCTTGAATATCCTTAGAACCATATCGAGATCGGATTTTATCCATACTCCAGCCTTTACCCCCCCCCCGCCTATATCCCTCAGATCGCCAGTACCAGCTTTTCTTTTTAGGGGCAAACCGGAATTTATGCTCTTTCAATATCTCTTTAACCGGCTTAGTATCACCAGTTACCCAGATCCAAGTACCGCAAACTTCCATTTTTAAGCCCGGTAAATATTTAATCTTTTGTAATATCTCAAACAGCCGTTCGTCTAAACCCTGATCATGATACTCTGGATTAGTGAATGCAAACCAATCGCCAAAGCTATCTTTCAACATATCGTAAGCCTGGTTGACGGTTTTCATAACTTCAGTTGCCTCTGCTTCATTGCCTGGGTTCATATCCGGGTGCCATTGCTTGGCCTTGGCTCTGAATGCCTGGATAAGCGCGTCTAAGTGGTTTCCTTCGGGCCTTAAAATGTTTAGTGCTTCCTCTTTAGTCATAGTTTCCCCTTAATTTGGTAGTGGTTAAATAATTAGTTCGGCAATTCCATTGCGAAAATATGAATCTTCGCTTTCTTTCTGCCAGCATATTTCACAAATATAGCCATCTGTCAGATAATCTTGATCTGCTTGGTTGAATTCCTTCCATTCAATAGGGTAAGGTTCCCATTTCCCGCAACTTCGACATTTTATTTCTTTGTTTTCCATGATTTTCTCCCTTGCTTTGGGGGGTGGGGTTAGACTATGAAGGCTTTTGTCATCTGGTCGAAAAGAGTATTAGCATGGGCTTTATCTTCACATTCAAACCACATACGAGAATTAACCCCGTCAGGAGTAAAAACCTTTAGCTCCACATCGAAGGTAAAAGAACCATCAGTTAAAGTGTTTCGAGTTATCTTGACTCGATCAGTGTCATTGCCTAAAATCGTTCTCGTTGTATTGTCTCGCATTGTATTTTCTCCTTGTTTGGGTTAGTATTTAATTTCTACTTAATAAATAATGCACTCCCCGTGCCAACATAACAACTATTTCACGTCTCGTTATTATACCTACTCAAAACACCCATTTAAAATAAATACCAACATGGCATCGATATTGCTATCTATTAAAAAAATATGTAGTGTTTGGGCAACAGGATTGACATAACTACCAGTTATTACTAACTAATCACGATTGGCAACTTAGTTTATAGGCTGTTAAATGTTTTTATAACCTCAATTGTGCCCAGACTTGACAGAACACTACATCTTGTGGTAAGGGTTTTGGTATTATGACTGAGATTGCCCCAACTCAAGAGAAGACTCTACCATTATCAGAGCTTAATAAGGGGAAGATTAATGTCCAGAAAGCCATCGACTTAAGGCTTAAGGGATTATCTTATAGAGAGATAGCAGCATACTTCGGAGTGAAGCACTCCAGTGTTTATGCCAAGATTAGACACCTACTCCCAGACAATATTGACGTACAGGCTTATAAGAATAATAGAGCGGACGTGTTCGCGGGGAAACAAGCTGAGTTACTGAATGCCCTCACTTCCAAGAAGCAAAAGGATATGAGCGGATTACAGGCCGTTACGGCTCTGGGAATACTCTATGATAAAGAGAGGTTGGAGCGTGGTCAGTCCACATCTAATATTGCCTATAAGGACATGAGTAATGACATCAATGATATCGAGGCGGAGTTGGCTCAACTGGACGAACAGCTTGATGGTGGCGAATAATACCGGTCCGATAATGTACATTATGTAAACTTTGGGGTATTTGGCATAGTATTGGTGGTGGTGACCATGGGTGTGAGTTATGGAGAAGGTAGCGAATTAGAGCCATGGGAGCGCCTAGGGGGGCGTGAGAGGCCATGGTTGGGCTGCTTGAATACTTTGGGAAGCTTGGCTGGATATCCCGGGGGTGGGGGGCCGAATCCCTAACTAAGATTATATTTATAGTTCCCCCTCTCTACTGAAAAAATCAAAAAGGACTTCATATGAATCACGAAAAAGCAAGAATTAAAATAAAACTCCAAGCGATATGGTATATATTGCGAGGCTATCCCGTCATTTATAAGGCAACTTATGATGAGCTGCCGGTGACTTATGATCCGGAAGAAGATGAATTTGAGGACGGTGCTGGAATATAACGTGTTCCACGTGAAACAAAGGAGTTGATGATGGAAACGAGGGTTTGCCAGGAATGGAAGATCGGGAATAGTGGATAAGTTGGTTAAACAAGAGGCGTGCCAGCTTTTTCTTGAACAGGAAATTGATAACGGGCTTGAGAAAGGGAAAACGCCCTATGCTATTGGTAGGGACTTGGCTCAATGGGTAGAAAAAGTGTTTAAGGCAAGGATATCACCCGACACTATAAGAAAAAAAGCGGAACGACAAAAAATAAGGACAACTGTCCTTAACGAGTCAACCACTGAAAATGATTCAGGAAATGAAGAAAATCAAGTTGGGCACGGTGGAAAGCGTGATGGCGCAGGCCGTCCGCCAAAATTTATCGCTATACCCGATAAGTCAAAGTTCCGGACGGCGTATACAGGCGAGAATGAATGGTATACTCCTCTGAAATATGTTGAGGCGGCCCGTGAAGTTATGAGGGGCATAGACTTAGATCCAGCTACGTCTGAGTACGCTCAACGTCGAATTAAAGCTCATAAATATTTTACCTTGAAAGATGATGGACTGAGTCGGGACTGGGCGGGTAACGTTTGGCTCAATCCACCTTACTCAAAGGATTTAATTTCAAAGTTTATCGATAAAGCCATAAAAGAGCTTTTAAATATAGATCAATTAATAATCCTGACACATAACTCTTCAGATACATCATGGTTTCATGCACTTATTAATACAACTTTTCCAATTCTCTGTTTTACTCGTGGTCGAATTGCATTTGAAAGTATAAAAGGGAAGTTTGCTTCGCCAACACAGGGATCAACTTTTTTTTATTTTGGGGATTCAAAGGAAAGATTTAGAAAAGTATTTAGTCAGTTTGGATTTATCCTATCCCCTAAGAGGCATGCTTATTGATATAATGTAAGTTGAGGGGTTAAAATTTAATGAGACCGCACTTAAAATGGCGGTCTTTTTTTGTTTGGAGGTTGATTTTGGTGTTTAACGGCGGTGGGCCAAACATACGAATAGGGGTTTTGACGGCACTTTTACTCCTGGCGGCTCTTGGGGCTTGGCTTTTTAACTCTCAGGCTCGGGTGGATGCGGCTCAGGACAAAAAAATAGAAAAAAGGGTGGAAAAGCAGCAATATTACTTCGATATTAGACGGATATTCGACAAGTTAGACGAGATTGGCCGGGATGTGAAGAAATGAACGATGAAACCGCGAAAAAGATGATTGAGCGCCATGAGGGGCGTAAAAAGCGAATTTATCGTGATTCTTTAGGTAATTTAAGTTGTGGTGTCGGGCATTTACTGGAAGAGGGGTCTGAGTTTCCGAGATCGGCGGCTGATATCTTGTTTGAGCGTGATTTCATGGTTGCGTGTGCGGATGTGGCGTATTTGACGCTTCAGAATCAGTTGAATTTAACATCTAACCGTAGGGCTGTGCTGATTGACATGGTATTTAACCTAGGATTAAGCAGAATACAGACATTTAAGCGCATGTTCGCGGCTTTACGGGAAGATAATTTTGAGCTGGCTGCTGACGAAATGCTGGACTCGAGGTGGGCCGGACAGGTTAAGGGAAGGGCAATTGAGCTTTCTGACATGATGAGGGCGGGGTGAAAATAAAAATAGCATTATTTACCCTGATCGCTTTTTTCTTCATTGGATGTGGGAGTTTTCAGTCTATTGATACATTTACACAGGATTATATAGACATATCAAAAAGTCTTAATACTCTTGCCGATGAAATTATTAAGGACTGGCCGATAATTGCGAGTATTTTAATGGGGGCTATTCCACCTGATAGAATGCCTCCATGGATGGTGAACGAATTAGCAAAAACTATGTCATGGTATGCAAGCCCTAAGGGTGGATACGATTATGACAAAAAGCTGGATAAGGCAAAAAAGGGCTATATATTGGGCTTAAAATCCAAAATAGCCGTAACGCTGGGCAGAGATTTAATAAAAGAATATGTCCCCGTTCTGTTAACTATATTTATTTAAGGGCTGTAAGTGGCTAAATTAACGGCAAAAAAGAGAAAAGAACTTGAGGCGCGCAAGCTTGAACTCAAGCAGAAATTGCTTGAAACTAAGCGCGATATGGCTCAGTACCGAGATGTAAATGCCATTGAGTTCTTTAAGCCTAATCCGCTCCAGGACAAGCTTTTGGATGCCTGGAAAGATGTGGAATATAAGGTATTTACATACACTGGGGCGAATCGGATAGGAAAATGTCAATCATTTCAGACACTTATAGACACTGCCGGGGGAGAAGTTCCGCTTGGCGAATTGTATAAAAAAGGTAAGCCGTTTGAAGTTTATTCTTGGGATGGGGAAAAGAAAATTATTGCTCAAGCTTCTCCTCCTTTTCGCAAAAAGGGTCTTCATGAGTGTTATCGGGTTGAGATGTCGGACGGTCGTTGGGTGGAAGCCGCAGATTATCACCGAGTTTTGACTGATCATGGTTGGCTTTCCATGAAGGCTGTTTACGATATATATTCTCAAAGCCTTCCGGAGACCAATTCGGAATCTTGCCTTTCAATTCATGGGATAAATGCTGACCATTTGAACCAAAAACAATTAAATTATCAGGATGATTATTCTGAGTATTTTTGTCGCAATGGTGAACCACCTCTTTTTTATCAAGATATCGACCGAGTTTCTTTTCCATCACAAGGCGATGTTCAGCGACACGGTTTTGTTTTGTCTTGTTGGGGTGGTTTGGTGAATAAATGTACCAATATTTATCAATCAGAATCCGACCCCCCTTCCATTCTGGATGTCCTTCGCCGGAACGTGGGCCAGTACGCTTCGTTTTTATATGATTCTTTTGACAGATTTTTGAAATCGTTTGATGTGCGCACCCAATTTGCTTACTCACCCATTGGTGGGTACGATTTTCAACTTCAATCCAATGGCGAATTTTCTCAATCGGCCAATCGCGTTTTTTGTAACGACCATATCCATGATTCCCGTTCCCCATATTTATCTCCTTTGCTTACGGACGGTAACCACATTATTAACATAAACCCTATTGGCACGCAAGAAGTATATGACTTTGAGGTGGAAAAATACCGTAATTATTTTGCTGGTGGCATGATTCATCACAATACGACAATAGGGGCTATAATCGCTATTTCGGTGATGGCCGGGGAATGGATATTTCTGGATAAAGATGACCCACAGCGTAAAATCCACTTTCCGCACAAGAAATTTCGGAAAATCCGGTATATCGGTCAGGATTGGGAAAAACAGATTCAATCTGTTGTAATCCCGGCTTTAAAGAAGTGGTGGCCTAAAAATAGGCTGGTTAAGACGAAAAAGAATGGTCAGGGTGTAGAGGCGCTTTGGACTGATGAAAAATCTAAGTCTACCCTTGAAATTATGAGTAATAAGCAGGAGTCAGAGCTTCACGAGGGTTGGGACGGGGATCTGATTATATATGACGAGCCGCCTAAGCGTAACATCAGGGTGGCAAATGCTCGTGGACTCATTGACCGGCGTGGCCGTGAATTATTTTGCATGACTTTGCTGAAAGAGGCCTGGGTGGACCGGGAGGTCATTAAGGCTGTTAATGAAGATGGTTCTCCGGATATGAGCGTGTTCAATATTACTGGCGACATTTACAGTAATGTAGGATTTGGAATTACTGAAGAGGGTGTAGACCAGTTTAAGAAAACGCTGACTGAGGATGAAAAAGAGGCCCGCATCCTTGGTATTCCGTCCTATATGAGTGGGTTGGTATATCCACAGTTCAATCGAAAGAAACATCTGAAGCGTCGATTTGATGTTCCCTTGGATTGGGTGGTGGATATTGCGATAGATATTCACCCGCGCGAGAGACAGGCCGTCCTCTTCCTGGCCACTAATCCTATGAACCAGAAGTATCTTGTGAATGAGATATGGGCTCATGGTGATGGAACGTGGGTGGGTGAGCAGATAGTCAGATGTGTGAATCAATATGCGTATAGAGTCAATCAAGTGATCGTAGACCCATTAGCCAAGGGTGATAGGAATAATCCAAGCACCACCTATGAGAAAATAGCTATGGTGCTTGGGGCTCATGAAATGCTTCTTGAAACGGCTACCAAGGATAAAGATGCTGGCATTATTGATGTTAAGAATGCGCTTATGGGGCCGAATCAGGAACCTTCGATATTCATATTTAATGACCTGATTCGTACTATTTTTGAGATTGAAGGATATATGTTTGATGAGGACACTCAGAAGCCACAGGATAAAGATGATCATATGATGGAAAATCTCTATCGGCTCATGCTTCTTGATACTGAATGGTATCCTGAAGAGTATTATCAGAATGCGGAATTTCCTCAAGCAGAAGCCGGCAGAAGTGCCGTTACGGGGTATTGATGTGATTTATCAATTACATTGGCAAAGATATGATAATGGGAAGTCTTATGATGGCATGAAGTCTCAGTTTGAAATCTTTGATGACTATGATCCTGAAAGCGCTCGTGATATTTTAAGGGAAAATATTATTCATGCTAAGGAAAAATTCCCAATCCCCGTGGGGCTAGAAAAAGAAATCCTTTGGATGTTATGTAATGAAAAATCTCAACATTTTGAAAGGACTGTAGGGGATAATGCCTAAAGCAGATATAGAAAAATTAATAGCCAATACTGAGAAAATCAACCTTGCCGCTGATATGGATGAAGATAGCCTTGAAATGCTCGGCAAAGAGGTTTTTGAGCTATATGAAATAGACAAGGAAAGCCGGTCTCATTGGGAAGAGCAGATGGCTAATGCCATGAAGCTCATGACTCAATTCCCGGAGAAAAAGACGGTTCCTTGGGAAAATGCTTCAAATGTCAAATTTCCGCTGATTACTACCGCGGCTATTCAATTTAATGCCCGGGCCGGATCAGCCATTATCCCTGGTAAAAAGGTGGTTAAATCCAAGGTTACCGGCGCGGATCCTGATGGCAAAAAAATGAAGAAGGCCGACAGGCGAAGCGCTCACTTAAATTATCAACTCCTGGAAGAACAGGATGAGTGGGCCGATTGCATGGACAAGCTTCTCATCCGACTGCCTATTATTGGTACGGATTTTAAAAAGACGTATTTTGACTTTACGGATAGGATTGTTAGAAGCGATGCTGTAAGTGCGGCCAACTTAGTAGTAAACATCAAAGCCAAAAGTCTGAAGAGGGCTCGGAAGACAGAGCATGTATTTTTATATCCAAACGAGATATTAGAGCGTCAAAACTCCGGCGTTTTTCTGGATTCAGTGGATATTGATTGGGACAAGGAATCTCAAACTACAGAACCGGAAATGGAAATGGATGGGGATGAAGTTAATGAGGAAATGTATGATCCTCAAGGCACGGTTCTTTTTCTCGAGCAGCATTGGCGGTTTGACTTGGATGAAGATGAATATCCGGAACCATATATAGTTACTATTCATGCCGGCACCCGAGCCGTTGTCCGGATTGTGGCTGGCTATGATTTAGAGGATATTGCTGTCAAATTCAGGGACCAAATTTTTGAACTTGACGATTTGCTGGCCCAGCTAGGGGAGGGGTTTAATCCTGAGGTCCATTTCAAACAGATGGAATTGATGAAAGTCGAAGCATATCAGTATTATACTAAATATACTCTTCTCCCTGCCCCTGATAATAACTTCTACGAGCTTGGCCTTGGAAGGCTGCTCGAGCCCATTAATGAATCCATTAATACAAGCATTAATCAAATGTTTGATGCCGGGACACTGGCTAATGCTGGCGGCGGGTTCGTGAAGGGTCTTAGGAAAAGAAGTGGTCCTATAAAATTCAGGGTGGGCGAATGGCAGCCGGTTGAGGGTGTAATGGCCGATAACGTTAATCAAATGTTTTTTCCCATCCCCGCTCCTGGTGCAAATGCTACATTATTCAATTTGTTGACCTTTTTGATAGATGCCGGCCGGGACATTTCTTCTGTGAAAGATATTCTGATGGGCGATATACCGGCTGGAGATGTGCCGGCTACTACTACCCTGGCGGCCATAGAACAGGGCATGAAACTTTTTACGGGCATTTATCAACGGATACATAGGAGCCTGAAAGAAGAAGTTGAAAAGATAATTCGGCTTAATCGTAAACATCTCACTCAAGAAGAATACATGGCCGTCCTTGATGACCCAGAGGCAATTAAGGCCATTGATTATAGTAAGGATGTAACCGATGTTCAACCTGTATCCGATCCGACAATAATCTCTGAAACTCAGAAAATGCTTAAGGCTCAGGATTTATTACAGTTTTCCGGTGATCCGCTGGTTAATCAGGTTGTAATTAGGCGTAGGTATTTTGAGGCTGTTGACCAGCCCAATATTGAGGAATTAATGCAAGTTCCGGAACAAGGACCACCCCCGGAATTAATGCTTGAAATGCAAAAATTACAGTTAGAGGTACAAAAGACTCAGCAAGAATTTATGATTAAAATAGCGGAGTTACGCCTTAAAGGCATGAAAACCGAGGCTGACGCTATTGAATCCATGGCTAATGCTGAGGCAAAAGAGGCAGGAATACAAATTGATGCGTACAAGGCTCAGGTAGAAAAATTAAAGGCAGAGCAATCCGGAGGAAGCAATGGCAAGACCGAGGCAAGTAAGTGAGGAAGATTGGGAAGAATGGAAGGGCAACCGTACAACCGAGGCATTTTTTGAACGGCTTAAGAAAGAGTATGGTGATTTGGAAAAAGAGTTAGTAATGGCGTCAAACGCGGTTATTGCAAGTAGGGAAGGCATGATGGCTTTTGCTGGATATGCCCTTGAGAGTAAGGCCAAAAGGCAACTTTTAGACGAGATAATTCAATTTACGGAGAAAGATATAAATGACTACTTTAGTGAATGAATCAGGGCTTCAGCCCATTGAATTTAAGGTGCTGCTGCTTCCCGATAAGGTAAAAAAGACAGTTGGGAAAAACAACTTAATCATACAGCCTGAAGACCGGGTATTTAAGGAACAGGCTGGCCAGGTTAAATGTACTTTGATGGCCATGGGCAATTCGGCTTTTACAGAACGGGGGGAGAGGTGGTTTGATGCCCCTGAAGTTGGCGACAAGGTGCTTATTGCCAGATATGCCGGTTTTGTTCATGAAGGCAAAGATGGGAAGGATTATCGGTTTGTTAATGATAAGGAAATCGCAGGGATAATTACGGAGGAAGCTAATGACCGAAAATAATGAAAAAGTAGAGCAAGAAGCTCGCGGAATGGGTTGGGTGCCTCAAGACGAATTTCGGGGTGATCCGGAAAAATGGCGTCCTGCTAATGAATTTCTGGACCGGGGTAAAAACATGCTTCCGATCCTTCAAGAACGGATGGGAAAACTTCAGGGTGACATGGAAGGATATAAAACAACAATTTCGGGCCTTGAAACCACAATATCCGATAATGCTCAAAAAACTCAGGCCGCAATTCTCAGTATCGGGAAAAAGGCTTATGACCGGGGCCGAAATGAAATAATCGAGGGCATGAAGAAGGCCGGGGAAGACGGGGACACCGATAAGGTTGAATCTCTGGGAGAGGACTTAAAGGCGCTTGATAAAGCCGCCGAAGTTCCGGACGTGACTTCGGCCCCGCCTCAGGGCAATAACCCTCATTTTGACCAATGGATTGCGAAGCCGGAAAACGGCTGGTATTACTCTGATCGTGTTGCCAGGGACGTGGCTAATAGCATTGCGGTTGAAATGGCTAATCAGGGCCAAAACCCTAATACTCTTAAATTTTATGAGGATGTTACCGCGCGGGTTCAGTCTGAACTCCCGGAAAGATTCGTGAAAGGAAAAAAATTGGTGCCGGGATCTGACGAGCTTAATGTCGAGCGTGGTGGGGCTGACCCGCCTCCGCCCAAGGGAAATAAGAAGTCTTTTAAGAATTTGCCTCAATGGGCAAAAGATGGTTTTGATGAGCTGGCCGATCAGACGCTACCTGACGGGAAGCCGCTTATAACCAAAGAGGATTATGTAAAGAGTTTTGATTGGTCCGCCAAGGACATGGAGGCTTAAAATGGACGTAAGAAACTGTAAAAAGTGTGGGGTGGAGTTTGAGGCTACGCATCACATGCAATTATATTGCCCTGAACATAAGGGTGGCCAGGACATGAGTAATGTAACCGCATCGAGGAATGAGGCAGATAGAGCCGAGAGGATTCCACTCGGAGCTAATCGGCGGAGGCTTAGTGCCCCGGATGGTCCAGCCAACAAGGTCAGGAGATGGGTAAATGACTCCCCTGGCCGGCTGGCAGACGCCACAAGGGGTGGATATACCTTTGTCGAGGATGATGAAGCTCTAAACGCCATGGGCATGACCTATGGTGATGAGAAGGAAACTACTGAGGTCGGAGGAAGTAGAATTAGCCGCTTTGTCGGTACTCAGAAGTCAGGTGAGCCCATGAAGGCTTATTTGATGGAGATCGAGAAAGACTGGTATGAGGAAGATCAGCTCAAAAAGCAGGAAATTAACGATATGACTGAAGCGGCCATCAAGCGAGGGGCTCCCGATGGTACTGAACCTGGTACCCAGGGGAGATATGTCCCCACTGGTGGCATAAAAATAGAACACGGAACTCGATAAGGAGACTTTAAATGGCCGGAAATATTGATACCCCTTTCGGTCTTAGACCTGTTATGTACCGCGATGGCAGCCCCTATAATGGAGCGGCTATTGAGGTTGAATTTGCTGCTGCGGAAACGAACGCTTATTTCGCCGGTGATCCTGTCAGGCTGGCTGGTTCGGCCAGTACTTTTGGGCATCGGGCCACTGTAGGCCAAGTAACTACCGGTGGTGTTGGCGGCATAGCAAATACAATATATGGCGTACTAATAGGCCTTAGGGCCGACCCTGATAATTTGACAATTAAACATCGAAGGGCTTCTACGTTACGCAGAGCCCTTATAACTACAGACCCGAACATTTTGTTTGAAATTCAGTCCAACGGCGTGGTTTTGCCGGCCAATGTTGGACTAAACTTTAACCTTACATCCGCGACTGCTGGTAGTTCCGCCACGGGACTTTCTGGTTATGAGTTGGATACCACTTCTGGTGCTACAAGCGCCTTCTATCAACTTAAGCTTGAAAGGCTGGTTGAAAGAGAAGACGCCAACACCGGAACAAACGCTAAATGCTTGGTATCCATCAATATGCACCAGGGCAAGCAAGTAACGACGGGTACATAAGAAAGGAGAGGGTAAATGCCTGGTATTATTAATACTGGTACTCTCCCAAAAGCATTATGGCCCGGAATTAATGCTTGGTGGGGGGCGTACTACAAGGAACATCCCGAAGAATGTCGGGATTTGTTTGAGTTTAATAGCTCTAATCAAAACTATGAAGAGGACGTTCAGAATACAGGATTCGGCCTTGCTCCGGTGAAAACTGAGGGCGGCGGCATTCAGTATGATGATGTCACTCAAGGAATCGTATCTCGTTATACAAACATCGTATACGGGCTTGGATTCATTGTGACCCGAGAAGAAATTGAAGATAATTTATACATGAAAGTGGCTAAAAGCCGCACCAAAAGCCTTGCTTTTTCCATTCGTCAAACCAAGGAAAACGTGGGGGCCAACGTATATAACAGAGCTTTCAATACTAACTTTACCATGGACCCTGGCGACGGACAGCCGCTTATTTCTACTGCGCATACGTCTAGGGCCGGTGCATGGTCGAATCAACTTAATCCTAATGCAGACTTTTCAGAGGCGGCCTTGGAAGATCTGACCATTCAGATCATGGGTGCCACTGATGATCGAGGCTTAAAAATCAGCCTCATGGCCCAGAGCCTTCATATTCCCAGACAGCTTTATTATGAGGCTATCAGGGTTTTGGAGTCGGTACTCCAGAACGATACGGCTAACAACGCAACAAACGCTGTGCGTAATTCGCCTATGGTTCCTGGTGGAGCTATCGTAAATCATTACTTCACTGATACAGACGCCTGGTTTCTTAGAACCAATTGCCCGGACGGCATGAAAGCCTTTCAGCGCAGAGAGACTCAATTCACGGAAGATAATGACTTCGATACCGAGAACGCCAAATACAAGGCTACCGAAAGGTATGTGTTTGGCTGGACCGACCCTCGAGGGATTTACGGGACGGCGGGAAGTTGATAACTTATTGAAATAATTAACCTAATAACGGAGGGGTGAAATTCCCCTCCAGTACAAACCATGATATTTCTTAAGAAGACCCCATAGGGGTTCATGGGAGGATAAAATGCCGAGAAAACAACACGTTTCCGCATATCCGAATGGGTTTCCCGAGGGCGTGAGCATAGAGAATGTGCCCATCACCATTTCTGGTAGTAATAACCAGTTCTGGGTGGATTCCAATGCGGGTAATAGCGGGAATAAAGGAACAAAAAATAGGCCGTGGGATCAGATTGAAACGGCCATGAATAGCGGATTACTGACTAATGGCCGGGGTGACATTGTATTTGTGGCTGCCGGGCACAACGAGACTGTTGACGCCGCCGCCGACCTTACGATGGACATATCTGGTATTACTTTGGTATTCCTTGGGAGCGGCGAGGAAAGAGCCGCCATCACCTTCGGAACTACCAATGACGCCGATATGAATATAAATGCGGCTAACATCACCATGGTTAACCCGCTTTTTAAAACAACCATAGATAACTTGCTTACCCCGATTGACGTTAACTCCGCAGACTTTGCTATTATCGGCGGGGAATGGCGAGACGGTGCAAGCTCGTCCACCCAGAGACAGATTGTAGCTGATTCCAATGCTGATCGAATGAGAATCAGTGGATGGAAGTATCTGGATAATACCGTTAATACGGCTCGGGTTTCGGCTATTCAGGTTACCGGCGCTGAAGACGTGTCGCTGGATAATATCAGTGTGACGGGCACATTCAGCACTGGCCCGGTTGAGACTACTGGGGCTGTAACTCCTGATTATAAATTCATGCAAAATCGGGATATGGAATATCTTCGGGTTGAGGCCAACTTTTTCACCGCCGATAGTTCCACGTGGAACGCTACTACCTCACACACCGTAGCGGTTGTCACTGGCCCGGTTCATATTAAAATGCTTCCGGAGGTCACTGTAGCCATTGGTGGGGCTCAGAATACAGCGGCTAACGCTGTGCTCGGAACAAGGAACGCGAACTCGGCCTTTCTCAATACCACTGTGTTTTCATCTGGTTCTGTTGGGATTTACGATGCCTCTGATTTGTGGCTTTCTACTACATCGGCTACAAATAAGCGTCCATTTGACGAGAGTTCACTTCTGGATAAAATGATTGTGGATGATGATATTGGTTACACGATTGGTTCATCCGCATTTGCCAGTGGAACAATGGTCTTTCATATGTGGTGGCGTCCTCTTGGGCCAGATGGCTTAGTAATGCCCGGAGACGGTAGCACAATGTCGTAAACCCCTAACAAAAAGGAAGAGTTATGAACATCGAGGAATTGAGGAAGAAAACAGAAGAAATGCCCGGAGGAATTATTGGAATAGCGGCGGCCTTTACGGGCCGGTACAGAGAATTTGATTTTTGTGTATCGCAGTTGGTTGCGCCGCCAAACTCATCTCAAATATGGAAAACAGGGGTGAACATAGCCCTTAACTTTAATAATATGGTTCGTGAACTGCTTAAGACCGAACAGCTAGAATGGGTATGGATATTGGGGGATGATCATACATTTGCCCCCGATTGTCTTGCTAGGCTAATTGAGAGGGATGTGGATATCATAGCCCCCCTTTGTTGCCGGCGTTCTTTCCCGTTTGAACCCGTAGTTCACGAATCTGAAGCAAATGGCTACCAGCGGCAAGGATGGGAGGTTTTCGGAGAGCAGAGGGAGGGCCTGTTTGATGCTACTCATTTGACCTTTGGAAACGCCGGGATGCTTATCAGACGGAAAGTCTTTGAGGCAATCCCCGAGCCTTGGTTTGTTACAGGGAGAACTCATCCTGAAGTTGGTGGATATGATTTATGGTTTTGCGAGGTGGCCCGAGAATATGGATTTAAAATGTATATTGATCTTGATGTGCATATAGGCCATGTCACTCATGTGGCCATCTGGCCCGAACAACACACTCGAAAGGACCAAACCGGGAAAGAAATTAAAGTCTGGGGATCCAATGTACGA